CCTCTTTCCCCATCGGCTCTGAAAATTTTCCCCTCTTTTGCAACAATAGTTGTTACAAAGGAAATAACACAATGGATTGGATAACCGAAGAATCTCTCGAAACCCTCGCAGAATCCGTAGAACTCGCCAATGATTTCTCGGAGAAAATGACTGCATTCAGAAGTGGCTTAATAGCCAAAGACCTCAGATGGTATCAACTCGCAGCTCACAGGGCTTACGACCAACTCTCATCCAGGGAAAAGGAAGTATTTATGATGCGACTAAGGAATCACTCATTCCCATTGATCGCTGAACAGATAGGCGTTAGTGTATCGAGTGCGAAGACATATTGGCGACGATGCATCAAGAAATGCGGAGTTCTCTTCAACTCTGTAGCCTATGCTGATAATAAGTGATATGGAAAAGAAAAAAAGGCGTACAAAACCGCTAAGAAAAGTTGATGCCAATAAGGTGCAGATGCTTGCCTCTTTCGGTTGCCAATTAACAGAAATAGCAAGATTTTTCTCAGTAGACGAATCCACAATCCGAAAGAAGTTTCATACGGAGATTAAGGTGGGTAAGGAGCAGATGAAGATCAGGCTTAGACAACTCCAATGGAAACACGCTGAACAGGGCAATACCGCACTTCTCATTTTCTTAGGTAAGCAATACTTAGGTCAGTCTGACAAAAATGAGTTAGAGTTAGCAGGAAACCTTGAAGCGGTCTTGAGGGAGTGTGGTTTTGAGGAATCCCCGATACAGAAAGCATTCGAGGAAGCCACTACCAATGAAAATAATAAATCGTGAGAAGGTTTGGAAGTTAGTAGGATATGAGCCCACTAAGAACCAAAAGGCCATCCATTCATCAAATTCGAGATTTCGTGTAAATATCCAGGGAAGAAGATCAGGTAAATCCTTTGGCGCAGCCAGGGAGATATTACCTTATTTGCTCACACCCAACACGAGAGGTTGGATTGTAGCACCCAATTATGATATGTGCGATAAGATCGCTCGTATCTTAAAACAGGATGTTATTATGACTTTAAGGTTGCCTGTAGCAGCCAAAAAGGAAATCTCAGGGCAATTGTATTACATCAAGATCGCAGGGTTGAACAGCGAACTGTCAATTCGGTCTGCTGACAACCTTGATTCACTTGTAGGTGAGGGTCTTGACTACATGGTTATTGATGAAGCTGCGAGTATCAAGAAGATTACTTGGGAGCAGTATCTAAGGCCGACTTTATCAGATCGCAATGGGTGGGCATTGTTTACTTCGACACCCAGGGGGTTTAATTGGCTGTACGATCTTTGGGTTCGTGGTGGAGACCCTGAATTTCAAGATTGGGAATCATGGCAACATCCATCGACTGACTCTCCATATTTTTTGGATGATGTTGACCAGATTAAGAAGGAACTGACTTATGAGACTTTTGCTCAAGAGTATTTGGCTTCGTTTGAGACCTACGCAGGGAAATGTTTCCCAATGCAGCGAGAAGTCCATGTCCAAAAGGAATTGGAATACAACCCCGATCTACCCATCTACTGCTCAATCGACTTCGGATACAGAATGCCTGCGGTTGGATGGTTCCAAGTGGACGACAGATACGACAAGCCGAAAGTCTATGTGATTGATGAGATTTGCCACGAGGAGAACATTAAGACTGAGGTCTTAGCTGAGATGATAAAGGCAAAGCGGTATCCAACCATTGCCTATTATGGTGATCCTGCAGGGGGCGGTGTTCAGGCACAGAGTGGTATTGGGGATATTGAACAATTTAGAAGGAAGGGTATCCGTGTCAGGTATAAGACGGACCGGCTATCACGAAATATAGCGAGTGGTGTATCGATGGTGCGTTCTTGGTTTGAGGATTCAGATGGGGAACCGCATATATTTTTCTCAGAGAGGTGTAAGGGGGCCATCGAATCCGTGGATAACTACAGATACCCAGAAAAGAAGGGGGATCAAAGATTGAAAGAGGAACCACTCAAAGATGGGAGAAATGACCATTTTTGTGATGCAATGCGGTATTTCTTCGTAAACCGATTTGGTATTAAGAGAAGACAAGCAGGAGTTATAAACTGGTGATTATACAAGATTTAAGTGCAAGTGCAGTAGTAGACACTTTATCAAGCCATTTAGCCACTATAGAGACCGAGCGAACTAAAGACCGTGAGATGATGCTCGATTTCTATGAGGGGATAAATATTGAGTATTATGTTAAAAAGTTTTTCGGGACTGAAACTTTAAACCAAGTTCCAATTTTCCAACAGAATTTATCGAGGCGTGTAGCAAAGGCTCGTTCATTAGCTTTTAAGAAACCGCCTAAGATGAGGGCATCCGATAATTATCTCAATTCTATTGATGTGGATGATTTGAACTCCAAGCGTAGAAACTTAGAGTCTCTCACATTTCTTTTAGGCACAATGGCATTCCGAAGCAGATGGGATGAGCCCTCGCAGAAGGTTAAATACGATAATCTTTCATTCTTTGAGCCCCTCTTTCAAAAGGGGAGCCAAGAACCATTTGGTGTCATATATGCATTACAGAATCATGGAGATGCGAGAATTGAGAATGAGGAATTCGTTGTTTGGACCAATGAAGTAGATGGGATGGCTGCGAGGCACTTTGGTATGACAGGCAGAGGTGAGGTTATTCATTATAACGATGGAGATATTAATCCCTATGGGATAATGCCTGTTACTTTCTGTAGCAGGGGTCCGATTATAAGGGATTGGTGGGTGAATGGTGCCGAGGATGTTATTAAGGCTGATCTATCGGTTTCTGTGGCTATGACAGAATTAGCATTGGCTATTCGGTTCGGGGCCATTGGAATCAAGTTCATTACTGGTGTAGATGATGCATCACGCATCGAAATCGGAACTGATAAAATTCTATATTTGCCAGAAGGGGCAAACTTCGGAGTCACCGCACCGCAGGGTAACTTAAATGATATCATTAATTCTGTGAAGTTTATGGTAAGTGCAACGCTTTCCAATAATCATCTAAGGATTAAATGGGCAGACGAACACGGTAACGCACCGAGTGGAGATGCCCTTCGTGTCCAGGAGATGGAGAATGTTGAAGAACGCTCCGCATCCACAGAAGATACATGGAGACCTTGGGAGCGAAGGCGGTTCCAGGTAGACAAGCGGATTATTGAGACCAGATCGAATGTGAATGTTGGTGATGATTATACTGTTGATTTTGCAGAGCCTACATATCCATTAAGCCCGAGGGATGAGATGAGTTATTACGAGTGGCTATGGAATAATGGACTTGACTCAAAGGTGAATTATCTTATGATGAAAGACCCAGACCTTTCAGAAGAAGAGGCGACAAATAGGCTTAAAGCAGCAGAGCAGGAAGGTCAAGCCGAAGAGGGGAATGCTCTACTAAAAAGACTGAGGAATAATGGATGAACTTATCGTTCAAGCAGTCGATGAGTTCCAAGATTCTTTAGATCAGGCGATTGATCAATTCTCAAGTGATGTAAAAGAACTTGAGGATGAGGGGCTTACAACTGAGGAGATTCTCATTGCCTTGGGGATTGTCTCAATTACCGATTATTTTTTACAAGACCTCAAGATGCAGGCTGCTATTGGTCGCTTTATGTCAAGTATGGATCTATTACTTGATGAAACCATTATGTTCGCAGGGATTAGCGAATCAAAGCTAAGAGCCCTTAGAAATATGTTCCAATCCTCTATTACGACTTACATAGGTAGTCTTGGCGACACCATTCGTTCATCCCTCGCATCTGGTGTCTCCAGAGGGTTGGATTTGAAATCTATCAGAAAATTAGTGAAGCGGAATATCTCTTTACTCCCAAGTGCTACTGAGCGAATGATATCAACAACCATGGCAACCTTTTCTCGTGCAGTCACTTCTGCAATGCTCGAAGAGAACCCTAATCAACGATTGATATACATTGGTCCATTGGATGAGAAAACACGCCCTATATGTATCGAAATGCTATCAAGTGGCACAATGACTGCCACTCAGATAGAATCTGCGTATCCAGGTGCATTAACCGATGGTGGTGGGATAAACTGTAGACATAAGTGGGGTAAGGGTGTGATTGACAAGGGTAAGAGCAAGAGGGCGAGTGGTATGAAGAAAGATTTCAAACGAAAGCCTATCACACTTCAGGAGTATTATGAGATTCGAGGATAAACTCAGGAAGATTACTCGATTTACTAAGAAATTCCATAAGAGGTTAGCGAGGAAGACTGCTGAAGGTCATGTTAGAGAGTTAAGAAAGGGATTTAATGTAGATGGGTCAAGGATGACCCCCTATACGGCTGAATATTTTTATGATAAAAGGGCTATGAAGTTTGCCACGAGTGGCATCGGGCTTTCTTTGGGGATGGGGAAAGGCCAGGATAAGAAATATGCATCAGGGCAACCTAATCTATCACTTTCTGGGGATATGCTTGATGATATGAAGAAAGTCCGTCAGGTGAGATTAGATGGGTTTAAATATGGGATAACAAATGCGACAGAAGGGGCAAAGGCTACATACCAATCAGGTTTAAGACCGGGTTTGAAACCCAAGTATCACAGGAAAATAACAGGCAATGAGGGAAGTAAGGATGTAGTCCATCCTTCCGTAAAAGACAAGGTGATAGGTTCTTACATGAGTGCTATCGTGTCAAATATCAAGAAATTACCTAAAAAGGAAATACTATGAAGGATCAAGAGATCGCCCAGACCGGGGCAAGCGAAGATGTGACAGTAGAGTCACAAGACCTAACCACAAAAGCACCTGATGTTGGTGGGTTAATACAAGAGTCGAAGAAATATCGACTTAGGGCGCAAGAGAGTGAATCAAGGGTTCAGGAACTTGAGACTCAGATCAAAACTGAATCTGAGAATAAACTCAAGGAACAGGAAAATTGGCAGGAATTGGCAACCAAATATGAAGAGGAAAACAAATCCCTCAAAGCCATGGCAGAAGAAGGTCAAAGTTTAAAAGAAGCCATCCGTCAAGACCTAATGGATCAACTCTCTGACGAGGATCGTGAGATTGCCGAGGATTTACCCACGGCCAAGCTGCAAAAGTTTGTTTCACGATCAAGCAAATCACAAGTTAATACCAATGAGTCGAGCCCCGGTCAAATGCCAGATACAAGTGTAAATCCTTGGTCTGAAATGACACCCGAGGAAAGGCGAATTAAATGGCCCTCGATTATTGGAAAATTTAGGAGTTAGTTAATATGGCTAATATTACCACGACTACCGCTGCAAATTTCATTCCCGAGATTTGGTCGAGCGGGGTCAAAAACTATCTCGAGCGCAAATTAGTGTTCGAGCAATTGGTGGATTCCTCTTTATCTTCGCTTACGAAGAGCAGAGGCGACACCTTTCACATACCGAAACTTGCTGAAGATTCGGATGCAGCTAAGTCTGCAGGGTCTCAAGTTACTTTTACTGCTAATACGCATGGTGAGGCACAATTAGTTGTCGATCAACATCGTTATTCTGCTCACCTATGTGAAGACCTGGCAAAAATTCAGGCGAATCCTGGGTTGCTTGAAAAGGAGATTTCAGGCATGGGCTATGCATTGGCGAAA